GCTAAAGCTGTTAGTCAAATGGAAGCAGATGCTCCTTTTGGAGGAGATATTGATCTTTCTATTCAAGGTTTGGCTGAACCTAAAAATAAAACTGGATTTGAGAGTCAAGAAGAAGCTGCAAAAACATTAGCAGAACTTGAAAATAGAGTAGAGAATGAACCGGGATTTGGTTATGATGATCTTGTAGCTGCTGGATACTTTGATATAAAAGAAAGAAGTTTTGATGCTCAGATGGGTCTAGACGCTGTTAATTTAGAAAATCAATTAAAAGCTCAAGGTTTTAAAGATGTTAGTGTTACACCTAATAAAGATGGTACTTTTTCATTTGATGCTCCAAACTTTGGTGAAGCCCTTGGAGCAGGATTAAGTGAAATGGGTAAAGGTTTTACAGGAGCCGTAGGTACTGGAATGGATCTTATAGAAGGAATAATGTCAGTAACACCTACAGGTTTAGCTGAAGGTGCAATGCGAGGAACAGGACCGGGTGGGGCTTTAACTGATATGTTTGGTGTATCAAAACCTGCACAAGCGATTGGTAGAGGTTTAGAAGGATTTTTAGGTATTAGTAGAGGTATAGGTAAAGGTGTTAGAGGTCTAGCAACAGGAAATCTACAAGATGTATATGAAAGTGTTAGAGATGTAACAGGTAAGTTAAAAAATCAACAAGCTGCTCCTGATCCTTCTTCTGCTCCTGCTCCTACTACTACTCCTGATCTTACTGGTATTAGTTCTCTAACACAACCAAGTTTAACAATTCAAGATCTTATAGATAGAGAGCTTAGTAGACGTGATCAGGCTACTGGTTTTGGAAGAACTGCTTTTATGGATACTTAGAAGGTAAATAGTATGGCTGTAGAACAAAACCCACTTGAGCAGATTCCTCAAGAAGAAAATATTAAAGTAGCTCCTGAAGCTGCTATGGAAGATAATTTAAATGCTACCTTTGAAGTAGATGATGACGGTGGTGTTATTGTAGACTTTACAGAAAATGTAGAAATGGAAGCTACAGATTATGTTGCTGAATGGTTTGGCAATATGGTAGAAGAGTTAGATGAAGAAGATCTAGTTGATATAGCTAATACTGTTATTGAAAGTTTTGAGGCAGATAAAGACTCTAGACAAGAGTGGGAGTCTATGTTTGAAAGAGGCTTTGATCTTCTTGGTCTTAAATTAGAACAAGGATCAGAACCATTTGAAGGTGCATGTACAGCAGTGCATCCTCTACTTATTGAGTCTGCTGTTAAGTTTCAATCAAAAGCATCTAATGAATTATTCCCTGCAAGCGGTCCTGTTAAAACACAGATTATAGGACAAGCTACAGAAGAAAAAGAATTACAAGCTAACCGTGTGCAAAACTTTATGAACTATCAACTTACTGAGCAGATGCCAGAGTATTTTGATGAGTTTGAAAGAATGTTGTTCCATCTTCCTTTGATTGGTTCTGCATTTAAAAAGATGTATTATGATGCTACAGTTAAACGTCCTAAGTCAGAGTTTATACCTATAGATCAGTTCTATGTATCTTATTATGCTACTGATCTTGGTAACGCTGATAGATATACACATTTAATTTATCGTAGCCCTGTAGAAATACAAAGAGATATTAGGGCTGGTGTTTATGAAGATGTTGATCTACCAGAGCCTTCTATGGGGACTACAACTAATTTTGGAGAAAAGTTAGATACTATTATTGGGTTGTCTCCCTCCTCTGACAATGATCCTCAGTATGTTTTATTAGAACAGCATTGCTATTTAGATATAGAAGAAGAGGGAGAACTTCTTCCATATATTGTAACTGTTGAAAAAGACTCACGACAGGTACTAAGTATTCGTAGAAACTATAAGGAAAACGATGCAAACAAAGAGAAGATAAATCATTTTGTCCACTATAGGTTTGTACCCGGCTTTGGTTTCTACGGATTTGGTCTTATACACTTCTTAGGCAATCTCACGATGTCAGCAACTGCTGCAATGCGGTCCCTCATAGACGCAGGTCAGTTTGCTAATTTACCGGGAGGGTTTAAGGCCAAAGGTGTAAGGATGGTTGGTGACAATGATCCTATATCACCCGGCGAGTTCAAGGAGGTTGAAGCAACTGGAATAGATTTATCAAGGGCTATTGTTCCTCTCCCCTACAAAGAGCCTTCCTCTACTCTATTTGAGATGCTACAGTTTGTAGCTGCTGCTGGTCAGAAGTTTGCAGATAGCACAGAGCAAGTTATCTCTGATGCTGCCTCCTATGGACCTGTCGGGACAACTATGGCACTATTAGAAGCATCAAGTAAATTCTTTAGTGCGATACATAAAAGATTACATAAAACACAGAAAGATGAATTTAAAATATTAGCACGTATTGATTTTGATTATCTACCTGATAAATATCCATATGATGTACCATATGAATCTCGTAATATATTTAAAAGAGATTTTGATGGTCGTATAGATATTCTTCCTGTATCTGATCCTAACATTCCATCTAATGCTCATCGTATGATGTTAGCTAATATGGCACTACAAATGGCACAACAGTCTCCACCGGGTATGTTTAATCTTGAAGCACTTAATCGTACAATATTAAATGCATCTAATATGCCTAATATAGATCAAATACTTCCACCAAAGATTGAACCTCAACAGCTTGATCCTGTGTCTGATATTATGGCAGCAACTAAAGGTATACCCATTGCTGCTTTCCCCGGTCAAAATCATGATGCACATATACAAGTAAAGATGGCATATCTACAAGATCCGCAAAATGGTGGTAATCCAATTATGCAACGTATAGCTCCTATACTACAAGCTAACATACAAGAACATTCTATTATGAAATACCAAGAACAAATAAACGGTGTTTCACAAGAAGCTCTAAAACAAGTGCCTGAAAATAGCAGAACACCTTCTATAGTAGAAATGGCTATGGCACAAGCTGCACAAGAAGTTATGAACGCTAATCAAGCAATGGGTAAAGTAGAGTCTCCAGAGCAACAACTTGTTTCTATTGAACAAGCTAAAGTAGAATTAGAAAAACAAAAACTTCAAGCAGATTTAACTGTTGATTCTAAAGAACTAGAACTTAAAAATAAAGAACTTGAGATAAAAGAAACGGCTCAAATTATAGATATGTTAAAAGCCACAGGTCAATCTGAATCTAGAAAAGAACAAATGCAGCTTAATAGAGAATCTAAAGAAACAATTAAACAAGCAGAATTACTAACAAAAGAACAAATAGAACTAGAAAAGATAGAGCTTGAAAAAAATAAAGAGTTAGCTAAATATTTAGTAGAAATGTTAAAGAAACAAATGGATGATGAAAAAGAAATAAAACAATCAACTATAGAAAATATGTTAAATGTAGCTAATCAACAACTGATGGAGATGAGAAATGATGCAGAAAGGTAAAGGATATCTTGAGAATGTAAAAGAAACTGATAAAACTTTTGGTGATGCATATGCTCAAGATGTAACTGGTGGACGTAACATTCGTTCAGCCCTAAATAAATGGGATGATTATTCTTGGAAAGGTGAGGAGAAAGGAACACTTAAATAATAATGGAAATATGGAATGAAGTTGTCTTAGAACTTAATGAAGAACTAGACAAATTAAAAAATAATCTTGGTGAAGGTATGGCTGAAGATTATTCACACTACAGACAAATAGTTGGCTCTATTGCTGGTATACAATGGGCCAGAGATAATTTAACTTCAATTTACAAAAAACGTCTACACATGGAGGATGACGAATAACATGCAACAAGTACAAATGGGTGGGGCATTAAAAAATGATTTATGGATTACTGATCCAGAAGAAAAACCTGATCCATCACCACTACCTGATTTACCGGGCTACCATGTCTTAGTTCGTCCAGTATCAGTAAAAAGTAAAACTAAAGGTGGTATCTTTATTCCTGACTCAACAAGGGAAGACATGTCGTATCTTACCACAGTTGGTCAGGTTCTTGCAATGGGAGATCTAGCGTATTGTGAAAAAGACAAGTTTCCAAATGGAGCATGGTGTGATGTAGGAGACTATGTATGCTATGGAAAACATACTGGAACAAAGCTTTTCTACAAAGGTGTTCGTTTAATACTTTTATTTGATGATCAAATTAGTATGAGAGTACCTGATCCAAAAGATCTTGATCCTACATTTAATTTAACAAAAGGGTCTGCATGATTTGTGACATTTAACTTTTTATGGTATAATAGTAAAAAACGTAATCGTTTAGGTCGTGACTAGCGGAGAAAATAATGACTAATCAAAATGAAGGATGGGACACCATTGAAGTTCCATCAAAAGATGAAGACAATAAAATAGAATTTGAAGTTGAAAGTGAAGAAGAAAAACCTATTGAAGCTGTAGAAGAACAACCAAAAGAAGAAGTTGTTGAAGCTGCACCTCAAGAAAAAGTTCAAGAAGAACCTCAAGAATTAGATGGTATTAAAACTAAAGGTGCTGAAAGAAGAATTAGACAACTCGTAAAACAACGTAAAGAAAGAGATGAGCAAATTAATGCTCTCATAGCACAGAATGAAGAACTACAAAAAAGTTTACAATCTAGATCTACTGATTTAGCAGAAGTTACAAGTAATAGTATAAATACAAATGAACAAAATTTAGAAAGAACAGTTGAACTTGCAAGAGCAGCATATCTTGAGGCTTTTGATTCTGGAGATAAAGAAAAAGCTTTAGCTGCACAAGAAGCTTTAGCAGAAGCTAAATCAGAATTAAAAGGAATACAAAATTGGAAAAGTAAAATAGAAAAACAAGCACAGCAACGAGAACAAATACAACAACCACAACAACAAATTCAACGAACTCAAACAGTAGATCCAAAAGCTCAAGAGTGGGCTGAATCAAATGAGTGGTTTGGTAAAGATACAATTAAGACTGCTGCTGCATTAGCATTAGATGCAGAATTAAAGAATGAGGGATATGACCCTAATGATGACGAATTTTATGAAGAAATTGACAAACGGTTGGAAACGGCTTTTGGTCAAACTTCGCAGCGTGTGCAGGATAACACGAAAGAACCTGCTCAAGTGGTATCGGGGAGTTCACG